CCAGTATTTAACCAATTCAAACGACAAATCATCCTGAATAAACATACAATGTTCTGATATTCCAGATTCATACCACTCAATAAGAGTAGTAAATTCATTCATTACAATTGATGCATCTGATGGTGCTAATAGCATAAGATCTAACTTATGCCCCCACTCATCTATTTTATCAGTAGAAAATCTAGAAGCAGAAACTCTTGTATAGTCTGTTATTCCCCATTTTTTAAACTCCCCCTCAATATGTTCTTTTCTATCTACTCTATGATCTAAATTTAAATAAAATATTGGTGGCAATCCTTTCAATTTGTTTTCCAAATCCATTAGTTAAAAACCCTCATTTTTGGTAAATATGGATAATCTTGATACGTCCAATATTTTGGTTCCATATCCTTAACTTTATAAAACTTATTCAATCCATTCAATGCAGATTCTGGAGTCATGTAATAGTGATATCCCATTATATCTATATCCTGTTTTGACCATGGAATATCCATTCTTCTACCATCATAAGACATTTTCTTTAAAGTTTCATATGCAATAATATCATCAGTAAGTATCATTCCACCTCTACCAATAGAAAGATGTTTTCTAAATTGAAAACTTAAACACATATATGTTCCCGATATATAAGAATCCTGTTCCCAAAAAACAGCAGCATCTATAATATTAGTGTTACCTAAAGTATAGTTATTACTCCATTTATTCTTTTCAAATTTCCAATTTAAATTAAGTTTTTTACAGATAAATGGGATAGAGATATAAGTATGCTCTGGAATAGTAACTTGATCATAACCCTCATATCTTAAACATAATTCAATTGCATGTGTACAAGAATCAGTAGCAATTGCATATTGTGAACCAAAATATTCTGCAATTACTTCTTCAAATTCTTGTACGTATGAAAATGGATTAGATTCCTTGTTCATATAATTTAAAGTCATCTTCGTATAATTTATTAAATTCTTCTGGATCTGGTTCTATATAGTCCTCATATATTTTTTCACATATTTTAGTGTAGTTTGGAACAAAATGTTTTGAATTTCTTAAATGCATTATTTCAAATGGTTTATACTTAAATCTCTCCAACTCATCGATTATATTATCCCTAATAAAATTATTTACTTTTTCTGATAAGTTCTCATCCATTTTAAGCAATACAATATTACCATTGTTTTCAAAACATAATCTTAAAAATATTTTTTGTGGTGCAGTATGCTCATCATACACATACTTTTTACTTTTAATTTGTTTAAGAACCCAATCTAAAGGTGGTCTATATCTACACATAAACTCATTTAGACCAGAAACCCATCTACCAACAGGGTCTCTAGTCACCGAAAAAAAAGTATGTCCAGATTCAACAAAATACTTTGCTAAAAAATCTGGATTTTTTGCCCTGGGCATTTTATCTAAGGGTATGAAGTTTGGATAACTCGTATTAAATGCTGTAGTAATAGAAGTGCTTCCACACTTATCAATATGCATATAAACAAGTTTATTTTTACTTTCCCAATAACAATTGACAAATCCTTCTTGATGAATAACTTGCCCCTTTAATCCTTTTTGCAACTTAAACGTAAAAGTGGAACAATTCTTTTCATGATTTCGTATTACTTCATCAACTACCGCTCTTCTTTTCATATCATTGCTGTTATTTGTAATGTATATCTATTTTCAGACCCTATATTTGCTGCTATATGTGGAGTGCTTCCTTTCCAAGAATAATAATCGCCTTTAGACCAATTAACAATTGGATATTTATTTAATTCAAAATAGTGACCAGATTTCCAATCATCTAAAAATACCAATATTCTACAAACTTTATTTGAATCTTCTATATTATTAATACTTCTATATTTTACATAATAATCACTATGCTCTGGCATTATCGTTCCAGGTGGCATACAGTATATAGACATAATCAAATTATCTATTTGATATAGAGAATTTTCTATAAAGACTCCATTTTTTTTAATTTCATCCTTAATATCAAAACACCATTGAGGAAGACCTCGATATTCTTCTTTCAATAGTCCAGTGTAATTTACATAATAATGACCCAAAGATTTCCAATAATTTACAGTATCATTGTCTGGAAACTGTCTTCTATCTAGATATTCTATATTTTTAAAGTCTCCTATTAGTTTAGGATCTATAGAATTTTTAATAATCATTTTTTTTTTTTAAAATTTAAAAGAACCAAATTTTTCTTTTATAGAAGATTTTTTGCTGTCATCATATTCTTCATCTCTATCACCAGAATCAATAATTTCTTTTTGTGCATCCTGTTCACAATCATACAATCTCATTTTTGCTCTGTCAATTCCAACAACAAATCTTTTATGTATAGTTGGATCATTATATCTATTTTTAAGTTGTTTTATCATAATTTGTCCCAATTGTTCCAACTCTTCAGTGCTAATAAGGGCAAACATAAGATCAGCAGTAGCAGGGAGACCAAAGGATTCAGAAGTATCAGTAAGTTCAACATCAGAATTACCGTAACCACTGCGAGTGGTTTGAGTAGCAGAGAAAATGGGGACATTGTATTCACAAGCCAACCCTCTAAGTTCTTCAGCAATCGACTTGATGAAAGTATAAGAGTTGATATTACTATTTCCCCTATACCGAGAGGAAGCACAAATATTAAGGTAATCAATAAAAATAATATTAGGTTTAAATGACTTCTTAAGTGCAAGTTCATTAAGAAGTGCCTTAAAATGTCCACTATGAGCAGAAGCAGTGGGATACTCTTTAATTATAAGAGTTCCTTGAGTTTTTTTGACAATACTATTAACCTTACTTTCAAAAATTTGCTTAGGTAAATCAACCAATTCTTGAATAGGAACATTCAGAAGATTGGCATCAATTCTCTCTGCAATTTTTTCTTCTGCCATCTCCAAAGTAATGTAAAGAACATTATATCCTTGCAAAAGACAAGCAGAAGCCATGTGACACATAAAAAGAGATTTACCAACCCCAGTTCCAGCAAGAGCAATATTGAGAGTTTTATTTGGAAGTCCACCTTTGGTAATCTTATTAAGATACTCAATATCAAATGGAATTTTTTCTAATTTCCTATGATAAAATTCATACCTTTGTTCAGAATTTGCAAAGTAATCATGCCCAATATTATTATCAAAAGATACTGATAAAGCATCACTCAAAATAGACGGAATTGCATCTCTACTTTTTTTATCATCTTTACCATCAGCAATATGAATTGCCTCCATCAAAGCAATATAAATTGCCCTATCCCTACACCATTTTTCTGTTGTATCAATTAACCATCCATGCTCGGTAGGATGATAATCTAAATTATTAAAAAAAACTTCAAACTCTTTTACATTATCTTGAGTTATATCACTTCTATTGGATATCTCAATTTTTAATGCTTCTATTGTAATTTGAGTATTGTATTTTGAAATAAATTTAACAACTTCTTGGAAAATTATTTTTTGTGAGGGATCACTGAAGTAATTTTCTTGTATAAATGGAATGACTTTACGGGAGTATTCTTCATCAAATATTAAATTTTTAAGTACCGTATTCTCAACATTATCCATTAATTATTTTCCGTAACTAAATTCTTCCTTTGCAATTTCATCAAGTTTTTCCATCACTTCTGGAGTAAAATAGACTTCTGGTTCTTTAAGAATTGCTTTGGCATAGACTTTCTTGGTCTCACCATCAACAGTCATTTCATATCTACCAGCAACGTTTTTCCAAAGTCCTCCAATCTCACCGAGTTCAAGAAGACCATAATATCGATCAAGACCACGCTCATCATAAAACAAACGAATTTCCACATCTTTATTCTCTTTACTTAGACGCGACTTAGCAGTCTTTGCCTTGATAACATTTCCAACGACTTCCGTTCCGTCCTTCTCCTTTTTCTTGCTAAGATAAATGATCGTAGAGGCAGCGTACTTAAGACCGCTACCACCACCCATTTCTTTTGTAGGAACATAAGCACCGATGACATCGTAGGTATGATTGGTTACAATCATTGGAATGTTTGCTTGACCCAACTTCAAAGTTAGCATTCTGAAGGCACCCTTGACCAGTTGGGATTTTGTCATATCACGAACTTGCTTGTCGTTGAGTGCATCAGTAATCTCCTTTTCGGTTGATAACATACCTAAGGAGTCTAGCACAAACATACAAGGTTTGCGTTCATCTACGGGTTTCTTTAAGTATATATCTACTGCCTTCAGTGCTTTACTACGAAACTCCTCAATTGTAACAACATTTACAACAACTACTCTAGTTAAATCAAGTCCACGACTTTCAAGAAGAGACTTATTAATTGCTGCTTCAGTGTCAAAGTACAGACAGTAACCGTCAGGATTAGAATCCAAAAAGTTTTTAACAACAGCGAGAGAGAAGAAAGTTTTGCCAGTAGAAGACTCACCAGCAATGGCAGTAATCTTATTCCCAGATACACCACCAAATATACTACCTGAAACCAATGCATTAAAAATATACGAACCTGTGTCCACATAAGTTTCAGTCTCATCAATATCTGATGCTAATTTAGTATAGTCATCACCAATTTCTTTTACAATATCTTTAAGAAAATCCATTAGTTAAAAAATGATTCAAGGTTTACAGTTTTTTCTACATTCCAACCAATTGCATCTAAAATAGATTTAAGTGGTTCAACAAAACTCTTTTCAAATTGTAGGTCATAATCAATATACTTGTCAATTCCAAGTTCTAAAGGAAAATCTTGAATGAATGAAATTACATTTTCCCTAATTGGATTTGCTTTTTTTAAATATAAGAATTTAATTTTTTCACCATTATTAATCAAAGAGTATTTATTAGTAAGATTTTTATTTTTAATATAATAATTGAATAACAAGGCACCGCGAATATGAATCGGTGTTCCTTTTACATATATTGAATTTGATGATTTATATTTTTGAACATCAGAAGCTGTTCTTGGAAATGAAATTTGTTCTGGAGGAAAATTTCTAAATTCTTTACGACTTCTTTCAATAAAATCAATAACCTCATCTTCAGTACCACTCATCATCAACTTAAGAGCATCTTTAATCATTTTACGACAAGGTGCTGGGGTAGATGATTTAACTGCTTCAATACCCATCATCTTAAGTTTAGGTTCTTCATAGCGAACACCTTCACTATCCCATACATTAAGAATATAACGCTTCTTAGCAGTCCAAATACCACGATCAGCAATATTCTCCCTCTTCATTTGCATTTTTTGGTCATATGCATTGAGATACTGGGCCAATTCTTGGTAAGAACTTTCAATATACTTTTCAAGTTCCATTTCACAGATCTTATTAAGGAAGTCAACAATGCCTTTAGTAGTTTTTTCTCTTCCCTGGTATACCTTATCGATAAGAGGACCCATATTAAGATAAATGGAATCGGTATCAGAAGCAATGACATAATCAACATCATTTGTTTTAAGAATTCTATTTAGATACAGGTTCATCTTGTTTTCAATCCAACGGATTGAAACCTGACCAGATAAAGTAATTGCTTCTGCATTTGCTAATTTAAAATACCTGAAGTATTGATTACCAATAGCACCATAAGCAGAGTTAAGAGAAATCTTCTTCGCCATTTGAATGTTGTTACATCTGGCGATTTCCTTTTCAAGGTCTTTAGTAGGAGTCTTCTCATACTGTTGTTTTGCTTCAAGCATTTTTTTCTTAAAAATTTTGCGCTCACCATACATCTTCTCCATCAATTCAGGAAGAAATCCACGAACATCTTTACGATACATTGCACCATTAGCACACACCGCATAATCAGAATAATCATCAAACTTTATTTGGCGATTAAGAATTTTTTCTACTGTTACTGATGGGTGTTTTTCTTCTAACAAAGTTTCTGGAGAAATATTATATTGCATAATCAAATGTGGATATAGAGAATTTAAGTCAAAACTCACAACCCAATCATATTTTCCAGGAATTGGTTCTTTAACATATGCTCCAGCATATTTTGATTCTTTGTCAGTGCTTTCTTTTGGTGGAATTACGATGTTTCTATTTTTCAAGTAATTGAAGATAATTGTATCCCACATTCTTACTTGATAAAAAACATCTTCATAATTAACTTTGGCATCGTATGCCATGGTTAACGCAAGATCAATTAACTTCATCTTGTCTTCCAAACGGTCAACAAGTTCTACGTCAATAATGTTGTACTCTACAAACTTTTGCCACCCATTAGTATAAAAATCTTTAAAAGTATCAAATTCAGAGTGGTCAAGTTTTTTCTGCCCTAACTCCACATTGGCAATATGGTCCAGACGATATGATTCTTGATTAGTATATGTGAATTTTTTATATAGATCCAAATAATCTAATTGAGATATTCCACCAATATCATAAGATATTTGCTTTCTACCAGAAACATATAATTCTCGTTCTGTGACTAATCCCCAAGGAGAAAGTCTTTTCATCAGTTTTTCATTTAAAACCCTATCCAACCTTCTTACAATATAAGGAATATCATAAAGTTTACTATTCCATCCAGTAATGACTTCTGGAGTATTCTCCATCCACCAATTAATAAAATCGTTTAGAAGATCATATTCATTATTGAATCTTTTATAATAAACATTATCTTGCTTAATTTTAAAAGGTCCTTGACCCCAAGTGACAATTTCTTTTGTTGTATAATCTTGAATGGTAATTAGAAGAATTTCTTCCGCAGCACTTTCAACATCTGGAAATCCATTCTCAGAGGCAACCTCAATATCAATTGTAAATACTTTAATTTTATTAATATCAAATTTTATTTCCGATTCTTTATAATTATCAGAGATGTATTGATAGATATATCTGTCATTTCCATAAATTTTAAACCCATCAACTCCCTCATACTTTTTAATAAATTCTCTACATTCTCTTACAAATCCAGGATTGACTTTTTCAACATATTCCCCAGCAAGAGTTTGATATTTTGTCTTTTTATTAGCAGGTACAAAAAGGGTCGGAGTAAATTTCTCCCTGGTCATGAAGCTTCTACCATCTTCATATCCACGAACAAGAAATTGGTCTCCGACCATTTGAACATTGGTATAAAACCTCATTACTTAGTCAAGTCACCATACAGTTTTTTTATTCTATCACTCGGTTCTGCAATCGTCAAGATTTTATCTGAATGAATCATAAACTCTGATTGTTTTGTCAATTCATTCAACCAAGGAGATAATGTACCATCTGGCAAAATGTTAAAAGGTTCGATTAATTTACAATCTGGTTCACCAATATCAGCAGAAGATGCCTCTTCAATTTTTGAAATCAATGTTCCACCACTTTGAAATACAATTACTTTTGTTTCTTGTTCCATATCAATTATCCTCGTTTAAAATTATAGATTGTGATTCAGATTCTTCAGATACTTTAAGAATATCCCTCAAATACATACCATAAAGTTCATCTACTGGATCGATAAATGTTACAATCCAGTCAAGAGGGACTGGAAATCTAATTCCTTTACCGAGAGGAATCCAAGGATTCAAATTAATATCAAAAGATGCGCCACCTGTTTTTTTATTAATTTTTGGTTCTGTTGTTTTTACTACACAAGGTTTAATAAAAAAGTAACCAACTACTTTTTCTTCTAACAACATTTCTTCAACTTGAGAGATAATTTGCTCTCCTGTTTTCACAACTGCTAACTTAATTGCCATATTTTTTTAATTTAGTTTAGTTTAATTCTATACTAGCACAAACAATAAAAAAGGGCAACAGTTGATAGTTGCCAACCTTGCCCTATTTGACGACGATATTTGGGATATACCCAAATATATTTAGAACCAATCTTTTCTTTTATGATGCTCTGGAACAATTTTTCTCAACTCGATAGTGAGGAGTCCATCCTCAAAGGTAACGTCTTTGACTTCTGTGTCATCTGCAAGTGTCCATGCTCTCTTGAAGCTTCTTTGAGCCAGTCCCTTATGGACATAGTTGGTGTCAGTTTCTTTATCTTCCTTTTGTCCTTCGATAAAAAGTTTTCCATCTTGAGTGTAAACGTTGACTTCTCTTTTTTTAAATCCTGCTAGTGCTATCTCCAGTCTTGATTCAACATTACTTACGGAAACAAGATTATATGGTGGATAATTAGAAGTAGTTTCATGAAGATTAAATAGACGATCAAAATATTCATCCATTCCAATACTATTGCGTGTGATTCTATCCATCAACTGTGGAAGATCTGCAGCAGTATACCTTGTCATGTTAGTCATTTTAGTAACTCCTTTTTAAGCGAGGTTTGATTGTATGAACCATTTCGGCTTTCACTACTAATTATACAAAAAACATAAAAAAACGGGATGTTGAATCCCGTATCTTTTTATTCGGTTTCCTGGGTCTTTCCTTTTTTCCCAATGTTATATTTTTGTTCAAGAATCCAATCATTCTTATCTTTATAAGAAAGAACTTTAATTTGATTTAATGGGGCAATGTCCATTATAGAGTCTTCATTAACGATTGTAATGAGTCCCCAATCAGCAAGAAGTCTTGCAATGCGATTACGTCTTTGAACATCATTTACTGTCAAGTTTGCATGTTTACCATCAAGAGCAAACAATTCCTTGAAATGAGTAATATAATATCTACCTTGCTTATGCAAAATATGACAAGATTGATATAGTTTTTTCTCCTTGCGAGATGCGACTCCAATGCGAGTCAAAGTCTCACGGACTTTAAGAAAATCATCAGGTTCATTGAGGATAACTTCCACCATCATTTCAGGTGTCCAATTTACCTGTGGTTCAATAGTATTAGTTGCCATTTTTTGTTCCACCAGTTTCAAGTTTATTTTTAATAAAATCGATTTGTTCTTTAGATAATATGTTCAATGCTTGCATTGCTTTTTCATTACTATAACCATAGTACTGTTTAACAATGTCAATATATTGGACTTTATCCTTTCGGAGCCAAGGAGAAAATCTCTTACGCTTCCTCAATGTATTTATGTAAAATTGATATTGCATATCTTTATCAAGATGACTCAATTTATTCATTTCATTTGCAAATAATATAGAATCGATGTGAGAAGATAAGCATTTATTCACAATAAACGGAGGATACCCTTTGATTAAAGTGGGGTCATCTTTAATCAAATTTTCTTTAGTGTGATTAATAGAATTTAACCAATCTTTTAGTTCCATATTACTTAAAAACAGCAGTTACTCCCATTATTTTTGCATCAGGATTACGAGCAAGAGCAACTTTTCTTGCATCTTCATAATCTCTAGCAATCACATCTTCTTTAAAAACGGTTCCCGCTTTATACAAGGTTACTTGACATTTCATAATTCATCAAAAGCAATTCTTTTCTATTTTTTTGTTCCCTCATGTATTCACCAATTGAGCGCATTGTATATGTTAAATCAAACTCCGCAGCATTCCAATTTTTAAATCGCTCTTTTACCAATTGGTCTGAATTATAACTAATCAGTTGATCCATAATACATGCATCACAATCAGAAGCGAATTTATCATGGTCAAATCCCTTATGCATTGTTCCCTTACGACCATAGAGATTATCCTTAATATCATAAGGAGGATCAAGATACATAAAAGTACTCTCAGTACTATCCATCAAAAAATCATAAGAATAGTTAGTTATACGCCATTTTTTAATCAACTCAGAATAAGCAGGAAGTTTATCAATTCCACGCATACTAAAGTTTGAATTAGATGCTTGTTCAGAAAAAGAAGAACTTTCAGTAAGACCAGAAAAACTACATTTATTTACAATGTAAAATGCTACTGCACGAGTAATATTAGACAAACTCTGGTCATTAACTTGCTCCTTTGATTTAAGAAAAAGTTCTCTCGCTAAAGCAGGAGTATTATTTTCCGATTTTAAAGCAACAAGACTGTCTTTAAGGTCAGTCCCAAACATCTGTAATTGTTGCCAAAAATTTACAAGAGGTTCATACAAATCATTCACCCAAATATCTAAGTATGGATATTTTTTTGTAATATGAATTGCTACGCTTCCTCCACCAATAAACGGTTCTCGATATTCTTTATAATTACGAAGATCTGGAAAATAAGGATTCATTTTTACACAGGCACGAGATTTGCCACCAGGATAGCGAAGGGGTGTCTTTAAAGATTTCACTACAAATATTCCTCAATGCAAGAGAACATCTTATCAACGTCACATTCTCTTTCTGCTGGAGTAATGTTTTCAGCAATCATAGTAAAATTGTTTTTTAGTTCTACTTTAGGATCATTTGTTCCCTCTATTATACAATCATATACTTGTTCCCAAGTTGAATATCCAACAGACATTTTTCTAGTATCAATAAGAAGAATATAATCAAAAGTTTTTACTAAATCTTCTTTTTTCCAATCCTTACGTTGTTGACTAGAAGGGTTAAAATTTTTTAATACAAAAATAGAACAATCTCCGTTTTTTTTAAACATATCAAGTTTTGATTTCATTTCAACAGATTCCTCAGTATCTTTAATAACAAAATCTCTACCATTATCAAATAATCCAACATGCTTAAGTTGCCCGTTCGACCATTTACAAAAAGACTTTTCTGTATAATGAGCACGAACTCCTCTAAAAGAACTACTTTTCATTAGTTTTGTATTCGATGCTTTTACCCATCCAAAAAATTCTTTAAAATTTACTTTATCAAAATTAATACTCATTTAAATTCACACTCACACATAATTTCAGTTAATGCTGCCAGAAGATTAATTTCCTGATCAGCAACAAAAGCAATCTGATACTGATACTTAGCAATAATAAGAACAGCAGCAGGAATAGAAGGACCATTAAGAGATTCATAAAGAGCGTCATAAATACGACGCAAAAGAATAGATGGGTCATTATCTAAATTATTAACAACCCATTTACGCACTTCAGAAAAATTCTTTTCTTTAAGATTTGTAATAAGATCATTTACAGAGACATCGGAGAAAGAAGCAAGAATTGCAGAATCAATCTTACCACTTACAGAATACTTTTGACACTCATTTAAGACTCTTCTCCAGTCTGGAAAATGCTTATTAATTAACTCGGCAAGTACCTTTTTATCCGATTCAATCCCCTCTTTAGATAAGATTTCATTAAGTCTTTTGAAAAACGAAGCAGCGATTGTTGCTTTGGTTTTTCCAGTGATTCCAAATTCAACCACTGCACATCGGGAGTGAAGTGGTTCGATGATTTTGTTTTTAAAGTTACATGTGAGGATGAATCTACAATTGTTACTAAATTCCTCAATAAAAGCCCGTAAGAGGAGTTGAACATCATTGGTTGTATTGTCTGCCTCATCAATGATGATGACTTTGTGTTTAGCAGTTGACGAAAGCGATACGGTCGAAGCGAAGTTCTTCGCATTGTTTCGGACAGTATCGAGGAATCGACCTTCGTCGGATCCATTAATGACATAAAAATCTACTCCAAGTTCATTGCAAAGTGCTTTTGCTACAGTAGTTTTTCCACATCCTGCAGGACCTGCAAGAAGCAAATTAGGGACTTCTCCTTTATCCAAAAAATCTTTAAAAGTTTTTTTAATATTTTCTGGAAGAATACAATCTTCAATAGTTCTGGGTCGATATTTTTCAACCCAAAGAAATTCATCACGACTCATAATTTATACCCAATCAGGTTTACGATTTGGTAGACGAATATAATTATCGCATACCCAAGATTTAGAAGCAATATACATTTTGTATGCAGTAAATGTATCAATGCTCGTATCAAGTTTGTATTCATCAGGCATAGCTCTGACGAATGTCGTGTGATTGCTATAGTTCACATTTGGAAAGATTTCATTTGCAACAAGAAGTGTGTGAAAGCAAGTATGAGTTTTTTCATATCTTGCAGCGTATTCTTGGCACAATGCAAATCCATGAACCAGCAACCACCGTGCATTTTCTTCAGACTCACTCGCCCAGATGGTACATGGATGATTACGAAAAGCACCCTTCTCGGTGGCATAGGGAGTACCGTCTGCCTTGGGAAGAGTGCCGTATCCATGCCCCCACTTGTCTGATGCCACGATAGAGAGCATCTGACAGGTCTCTAAGGGCATCTTGACGATGTGCTTGTCAGGGAGCACCTGTGCAGATTTTGTGGGACATGGTGATGTGACAAAGATGTTCATTAAGTTACTGAGTCTGGTTCCAAAGCAATATAATAGGTCAAATCATATTCAACACTATTAAATTGTGACAAAAGTTTATTTGAAATAGCAACCTTGTAGGTTCCAGTAATAATCTTAATATTCTCAACTTTAAAATTAAAACAAAACTCTTTTTCAGTCTCACCAACAACAATTTGAAAATCATTGGAGGTATCATTCTTCTTATCTCTAACAACAATTTTAACCACACCCGCTTCACCAACAACAGATAGATCTGGAAGTTGGAAGATGTTTGCCGCTTTGAGAAGACTCACTAACTGGTCTTTAGTAATCTCAAATTCAACGTCAGAAGAAGGAAGAACAAGCTCTTTTTCTGGAGGAACAACGATTACACTTGGATCTGCAAAAAAGTAATTAGATCTACTTTTACCTTCTCTAATTACCACATAATTATCATTAGTAAAATCAAGAGTTGGACTATTATGTAGATCTAAACCATTCAAAAACTGATTCAAATCATAAATTCCAAAATCTTTTGAGAACTCTTCAGAAATAGTTGCTTCTGCAAGAATATTCTTCATCACACTAATTGTGCGAAGTTTATTGCCTTGTTTAAAAAGAATTGACTGATTAATTGAAGAGAAGTTTTTGAGCAGTGTTAGAGTTTTATCAGAAAGTTTCATAAGATTCCTTAATTTCATTATCAAGTCCAGAGAAGTGCCAAAGAAGAATACAATAATGAATTGCTTTCAGAATATCCATTTTTGACTTACCATTCTTCTTCCCAAATCGAGAGAGATATTTAATCGCATTAGAGCGGCAGAATGGTTCTGCATCACCAATACTCTCAATCAAATCAAGAGTTTGAGTTTTAGATTCTTGAGAAGTATAGTGGGACTTATAAGTACTTCCAAGATACTCTTTAATTTCTTTTAGAATTCTGTCTTCATTATACTTCCAAAACCCATTAGTGTTATTAAGATTTAGATCAAATTCAAAAGTATTTTTTGAATTTGAAGTGCTGTGGATAGTAGATCCATTAGTAGAACTACTAAAAGAAATAGTATCAGAAGCATAACTGTATGGATTTCCAGTTAGACTAATTCCATCATAATCCCAATAGTTTTGGTTATATCCATCCATCAAACTACTACTATAAGTAGATTCAAAGTTTTCATTTTTATCTGGAATTTCAGACATAGTTTTTCATATTAAAGAACAAAAAGGGGGAGGCACAATTACCTCCCAGTATTATATCAGTTTGCTTGATGATCGTCAAGATTATGAGTTACATTGTCATCCTCTGGCATCTTAAAATTAGCATCAACTTTATCATACAGTTCCAGGAATGCTTGCTTAGTCTCTTCATCAAAACGATTCACGCAAACTTGAATTGCCTTTGCCTTATCTTGGAAGATAGAATAAGCACGAATGATATGAACGAGGCGGCGAGTGCTGATGATTTCCTCAATGCCACCATCGTAGAAAGTCTTACGGATAATATCACCCCAGTCCACCAGGCGCTTACAGAAGTCACGGTCTTCCACACCAAGGTCCAGAGCGATTCCTTCTAGAATCTTCTGTTCTGTTGCAGGAGAAGGATAAGACTGTTCAAAGGTCACAGGGAATCGTTCTAGGAATGCTTCATTAAGAACATTGGTGCCGATAAAACGACCATCATCAGAACCCTTACCCTTAGTGTTTGCAGTGGCAATCACATTAAACCCATCAGATGGTTTCACAAACCTACCAATTTTTTTCAAGAATACACCCTTACCTTCAAGGATAGATTGGAGACAAAGAATCTTGTTAGAAGCAAGGTCAACCTCATCTAGAAGAAGGATTGCACCTCGCTCCAATGCCTCAATAACGGGACCATTATGCCAAACAGTAGCTCCATCAACAAGACGGAAACCACCAATAAGATCATCTTCATCAGTTTCAATTGTAATATTGACACGAATCAATTCCCGACCAAGTTGAGCACACGCTTGCTCCACACTGAACGTTTTACCGTTACCCGAAAGACCCGTAATAAACGTAGGATAAAAAAGACGGGACTGAATAATTTTTTTAATATCAGAAAAGTTACCAAAGCGGACGAAGGTATCATCTTTTTGTGGAATAAGATTTTGCTCTACTGCAGGCATAGCAGAGGGTGCTTTATAAGAACGTTCGATTTCTTCAAGTTCTTGAGTCATTTCGAGATTCCAACGTCCTCGTGAAGTTTTAAAGTTTTCAAGATAGCGAGTTACTGTTTGATAGTTGAGACTGCGAGATGCACAATATCCACGAATGTCTCCAGAACTAATATCAGTACCAAACAGTGATTGAAGATCAGAAATTAGTTGTTCGTTGTTCACAGAGGTTTTGCGGGGCATAATGTAGTTAGGTGTTTTGTATCAACAAATTAATTATACAGTGGGAGAGATGCCTTGCAAGTCTCCCAGGTGACAGTTTGAGAACTGGTCAGCAGATTAATTCCATGAACTGACCAAGAATTTTCTTATTCATTTTTTTGTTTTTCAAACTTTTAGTAAAAGCACTTTTAATCTGACTCTTTGTTGCATCTTCCGTTACTTTAAAATCAACATCACTTGAAAGTGCATTGGAAGAAATTCCAAAGTAACTGTGATACCCAGACCTTTTAATGGTAAAGGACTTATCTTTTTTCCAACTTCTCATAACAGCATCATACTCATCACCATAAAAACCATAGTACTTTCTAATAAATTGACATGCGTCTCTGGGCATCACAACACGAATTCCAATAAAATTAATATTTTTAAATTTATCTTTAAGGTTTTGAAGGAGAACATTGGTCATGTCTAATCCATGAAATTTATAAGTATGTCCAAGTTTCCTATCCCTTAGAACAGTATGTCCTGGTGAAATATTACGACACCCATAAAATGATTCTTTCTCCCATTTATTTTTAACTTCATGATAATACTTCAAAGGAGGAGCTTCACCATCAGTTAAAATTACACACTGAACTTTTTGGACATTATTTTGTTTTTGAAATTCTGGAAGAATTTTGTGCAAACAAACCAATGTTTCATTCAAAGGAGTTCCAGACAAAGACATTCCTGCAGGAATAGAGTACTGACAGTAAAAAGTTCTACCAAAGTCAGCAACAATTCTATAGATGTTTTTCATTTGATTTTGCAACTCTTTACCATTTGTCTTACTAGTAAAAAGATGCATAAGAGAAAACCAATCACCAATAGCAACTACATTATCTTTTTTAGTATATGGTTGTTGAGGTAAAATTGCCTTTCCCAAATCATCATATTTTACTCTCGGATAATCACAAGTAAAAGCATAAACATCAAAAGGAATAGAAACTTTTTTACAGAACCAAATCAAACTATAAAGTTGTTTAATTGTGTCTGACATAACTTCCCCCATTGATCCAGACCAATCAAGAATAAAAACTAGTCCATGATTTTTTCCGTCTGGAATAACAGTAACTTTTTTAAACAAATCTTCATTATACTTATAAGTATGAAGACGAGATGTATCTAAAATTCCAGTACGAGAAATTGATGCTCTAGAATAAGTATCAGCAGATTTACGACACTCAAATTCTTTAACAAGATAGTTAACTTCTTTTTGAGAATCTTTTTTAAACTTGTTAAATGATTTATCAATATCAAAAAAACAAGATTCAATATAATTTTTCCAATGTTCATCACATTTAGAATGAATTTCTTGATTACTGATAATATAGGTATCAACATTAACATCTGGAAGTTCGATGTAAGTATTTCCAAATGAAGATCGGTCAATAAGGTCTTTGAGTGATTCTTCAAAAGACTTCATTGTTTTAACTTGCTGCCCATCCGATTGATTTCCTCCAAATATTCCAGAATCCAAGGCATCAGAAGAGTCGGAAGATTGCTCTTCCTCACTACCATCAATTTTCCCATCACTACCACTAGCAGAGGATTCCTTACTATCTTCTGCTAATTCTTCACTGATATTAGAAGATTCTTGATTTTCAGTATTTTGAATTGCATTATCACCAGACCCAAATTCGTTTTGATGAGAGTTCAGTGATACATCAACTTTTTTAAGATTTTCTTCTTGTTTGAGACAATAATTATAAAGTTCTTTAGCACAATTCAAAGCATCTTCAAAAGTTTCTGAGGAAGCAATTTTATCAACGATAACTTGTTCTTCTTCATTAAATTTAATATCAATAAAATTACCGATTTTAAAATATAGATTTACTCTATCCGCAAGATTATAAGTTTGAATATCATCATCACCAATACAAAAGAAATCTTGGTCTGCCAGTTGCTTATATCCAGTATAAAACGTCTTTGGTAGTCCCATATAACGACGCTTCATCAATTTCTCAATGCGAGCATCTTCAACAACATTTAAAAATTGTGGTGGAATCTGATTTTCCTTAATCCAATCTTGATCTGGAGTATACAGTGCATGACCAACTTCATGACCAACCAAAAGGTCATAAACTTGATTGCTTGCCTTTTCCCACATTGGAAGAGTTAAGACACGACTATGTACATTAAAGCAAGCAGTTTCTACTTTTTGATGCTCTACAACCAAGTCTTCAGTTGCAAGAAGACGGGCAAGAGTTCCTTTGACTTCGTGATTTACTGACATTGGGTTAACTGTGAACTGAATTCATCATAAAGCGAAGGGTCGCCTTGTGGACGACCCATGTGACGCTTTTTAAATTGTCTCAGTCGCGCTTTCGCTTGTCTCAGCGCCTGGGGTTTCTTTTTCCCCTTGTCGTTCCTCCTGGAAGGATTTCGACCATTTTCCCAGATTTTGTGATGATTTGACATTTGGGTAACAAATCCGATTAATGACTTCCCAGAATCTATCTATAAATCTATCAACCCAGTCAGGTTCTTGTTCCACTTTTTAAATTGTCCTACACTTTAGCAAGTCTACTAAATCCTTTAACTTTTTCAAATTTTAAAACATCCGTAAATTTATCTCGCATTCCCTCTTTATGAGATATCACAAAAGTATTAGAATCTTTAATTACATATCGAATGATTTTCATGAATTCATCTGTACCAAAAGTATCCAAAGAAGAATCAAAAGTTTCATCAAAAATAATTAAATTACAATTAAGCGAATTTTTAATTTTTGCAATCTCTCTCCAAGTAAACAAAAGAGCAAGATCAATTCTCATTCTTTCACCTTCACTAAAAGAGGTATATGAAAAATCTTCTTGAACTGGTGATTGTATAGATTCATTGAATTCTTCATCCAAACAAAAATTAATAAAGAATTCCATCATTTGAAGATATCTATTTACTTGATGATTAATCATTGGTAAATATTTTTTAATTACCTTCTTTTTAACTCCACCGTCCTTTAAAAGATCATGTATAAAACTATAGTTTATTAGCAAATCTTTTTTTGCATCAACCTCATTCAATACCTCTTTATGTTGAGACTGAAGATCTTTTAGTTTATCATTTTCAGTATTTCTACTTTTAAGTTGATTGGTAATAGTTTGAACTTCTTGTTCAAGATCTCCGATTTGTCTCTGGTATCCAGATATTTTAGTATTGATTTGAGAAATTTCATGTGTGAGTGAAGTTACCTCCTTAGATAGTATAATAAACTGATGTTCTCGCTCTTCTTCTTCTTTAATTGCATTTTCAAGTTCAGAATAACCCGATTGCAACTCCTTTGCTTTATTTTGAACATCATTTAGCTTATTTATTCTAAAGTCTTCATCAATTTCTTGAGTACATGTAGGACAAACCGTATTACTATTAAAAAACTTGTGGTCAGTAGTTATTGTCGATATTTTTTGAGAGATCTTTCCTTTTAAATTATTGAGTTTACGAAGTTTTTCATTTGCTCCAGAATAATCAGAAAGAGTTTTTTGTTTCTCTAAAAGTTTATCTTCAATCTCAAGAGAATCTAGCAAAAGATTATCTTTTTCTTTTGTTAAAAACGATATTGATTCTTTTTTAGATTCTATATCTCTTTTACCAATATTTTCAATTTCTTCAATAAACTTTTCTTGCATACTAACTTTTTCTTCAAGACTCTCTTTTTTTAACTCAAAAGTTTTAACTTCATCACGAATAGATTTAATTTTATCTTTAGTGACAGAATTCATTGAAGAAAAGATTTTAATGTCAAGAAGGTCTTCAATTACTTCTCTTCTGTTAGATGCACTAAGTTGCATAAAAGGAATAAAATTACTACTACCCAAAATTACAATTTGAGTAAATGACTTGTAATTCATTTTAAGAACTACATTCTCCAACCAATTTTGTTGGTCTTTTGATGCAGAGTCTTGATTTAGAAGATTTCCGTTTTTATATATTTCAAATATTGTTGGTTTTATACCTCTTACAACTTTCCATTCAGTTGTTCCGATTTTAAATTCAATCTCAACTACACAATCTTTTTCATTTACAGAATTGATAAGTTGTGGTTTATTCACACCTCTAAAAGACTTTCCAAATAAGGAAAATGTTAAAGCATCTAAAATTGTACTTTTACCCGATCCATTATTTCCAATGATTAACGTTGTTGAACAATTTGTAAAATTAATCTCAGTAAATTGATTCCCAGTACTTAAAAAGTTTTTATAGCGAATTTTTTCAAATAATATCATTTTCTTCAGGTGGAATTACAATGTCATTTTTAGTAATAATTGCATACTCATATTCATGTAGTTGACACGTTTTAACAATTAATTCATCATCAACTTCTACAATTGAAAGTGATGGATAGTCTTGCTCTTCAAGCATCATAGAAAATCTTAATGCATCATCCTCTTCTTCAAACAAATAAAGAACTTGATCTCCATGCTGATTTATAACGCAATAAGCTCCTTGGTCTTCTTTTCCATCTAAAGTTAGGATATACATGGTTATACTAATTCACAAGCCTCTTTATAAACTTCTTGAATTATTTTTTGAATTGCTGTCTTATTTATTTGAGACTCACAATCTTCAACATATCTATTCAATATAGAAACCGTATCTTCTGATTCTGGATCATATTCTTCGGGTACAGAATTTGAATCTAAGAATGTTTCTACAATTTTTAACTCTGCAATATTGATATCATATAATTTATCTACAAATTTTTCAAACTTTCTTACATCACTTTTTTTACGAACAATTAGTTTTACAATCTTATTCTCATAATCACTTTCATTAATTGTTTTATAGTCATTATCTTCATAATTAATGACCTCAAACATTCGATATGGATTATTGACTGGAACTAAGTTAAGGTCTTCAGTATCAAAAATATGAAATCCTCTCTCATCTCCAATATCATTAGAATAAATTTCGTAAGGATTTCCTAGATAGAAGATTTTTCCATTATCCGATCTAGTGTGATAGTGTCCCGAGAAGACAAGTTTGAACTTCTCAAATAATTTGCCATCCATACCTTCTTCCATGGTGTGTCCACGATAAGCTGGAAATCCTGAGAGTTCCAAGTGCCCCATCGCACAATTGCAAGAAGTACTTTTGATAAGTTTACAAGTTTTTTCATAATTTTCTTCATTAATCCAAGGAATAATTAATACTCCAAGATTTCCTATTTTTATCTCAGTTGGTTCAGAATAAACATGAACATTTTGATACTCCCTTAGAAGTAAATCAATAGAATTTAAATCATTAGTATTTTTATAGTATGCAGTATGATTTCCAATTACAGTATGAACGGTACACCCAAGGTCTTTAAGTCTATCGTAATAATTATCCTTTGCCCAAGCAAGAGCAGCAAAGTCTATTCCTTTCCGACTATCAAATGTATCACCTAAATCTATAATTGTTTTAATGTTATTTTTGATGATGTTTGGAAAAAACACATCTTCATAAAATTTTAGAAAATAATCATGAAATAATTTAGAGTTTTTACGAGCACCAAAATGCTGATCTGTTATGATTGCAGATTTCATCAATACCTTGATTTTGAGTGAATGCTGTCCTTGATGGAATTATACTCCGAATAGTTGCAACCGTCAATGGTATTATCGTCTACAAAAACCTCATCATAACCAGTCTTCTCAAGAATTTTATTTTTGATTTCCAATTGCTTCTTTTCCTTTTGAATTCTCCGAAGGAAAGCATAGTGAATAATTTGAGTAAAATATGCAAAAGGATTTTGAGACTTCTCTGGATTGAAATTGTGAATGTACTGAACACAATTTTCAATTCCATCAGAAATCATATCATCTTTAAAAATATAATTTACAAAGTTTGGTTTAAATGACAAATGAGTTGCAATCTTTAAAAAGCAATCACCAAGATAATTTGTAATTCTTGGTTTTGGATCTCCTCTCTTTTCTGCAAGATCCACCTCTTCTCTATATTTAATTAGAGCTTCTAAAAATTCTTTATTGTTTACGTAGTGTATTGACCTTTTTCTTTTTGTCATGGGTGTTGTGCTCATAAAAACTTTTAAATATTTGTTTAAATTATAACACTACGAACTCAAATTAATCAAGGGCTTGACAAGGGTCTCAAAAATCAGTACAATAACCTTTGTGGAGGTTTGATGGGACTAGCTTAATTACTTTTATAGAGTCTTTCTAAGATCTCTTTAGCATCATTTACATTAGAGATGTATCCCATTTTTCTACTAATCTTTTTTCTTACTTTATTGGGATCCTCTTTTTTACTAAATGGAGTAGATTCTTGAATCCAAGATTGATACATTACAATCATTTCAAGATCTTTAGATTCACTCATAGTTAAAATATCATCCATATCAATAACAAACATGTCATCTTTAGTGGTTTTTAACCAAGGTTCTATCTTGTAACCAGTCATACCACCTCTTGTAGTCACTTCAGATAATGTAATTGGATTTGAAAGCAACAAAAGAGTTTTTTCATCTTCTTGACAAGGCATTACTTTAGAGAATATCTCTTCACCAGTTTTTAACTTTAGTGTTGCGTAAAAATCTTCTTCCATATTATTCTTTTAGATTAACGTTGATTATTTCATAATTAAACCTTTCTTCATTATAAATCTTAATTCGTTCTATTAAATGATTCAAAGTATAATTCTTTTTTGATTTATGAGTGCAATCATCAGATATATCATAAAGCATCGCCTTTGTTTTGTTTTTTCCTTTTCTTAAAACTCTTCCGATACTTTGTAAATTTCTAATTCTAGATTTACTTGGTGATGCAAAAACTACGTTGTGTAGGTTTCTTATATTTATTCCAGTAGAAAATACACCATATGAAGCAACAATAATTGCATTAGATTCTCTCTCAGTAATCTCTCTGACAAGCTCTCTTTCTTCTGCATCTACTCCACCATGAACAAAAAATACTTTTCTATCTTTTTGTTTATAGTGATTGATAAGTTCAAATAATGGTTTACCATGAGTCTCAACTCTTGAAAATAAAATAAGAGTATTACCTTTTAAGTCTAATGATAAGTTTTTTATAAATTTATTTCTTCTCTCATGATTAATTAAATATTGAATTTCATCTTCATAGCTTTCAAATATTTTAGGATTATGCTTTAATACTAAACATCTAATGTCCAGTTTTGAAACATGTCCCTTCTCCATCAATTCAGCAGTTCTGATAATCTTATAAGAAGGTCCAAATAATCCTTCAAGAACCCATTTATGTGTTTGAGTACCATCTAAAGTTCCAGTAAATCCAAAACGATATTTTGCATGATGAAGTTTTGTCATGATACTAATCAATGACTTACTTTTAAATAAATGTGCTTCATCACCAATAACTACTCCATAGTCTTCAAAAAAAGATCTTTCTAATTTATAAATTGATTGCCAAGTTGTAATGATAACTGAAGCATCTGAAGTTTTTTCTCTACCAGAATATATTTTGTGGCAATATGAGTCAGCATCCCAACCATAATCTTGAAAGTCCTTGTACATCTGTTCTACAAGAGATGTCGTTGGAACAACTAGAAGAATTTTTTGCCCTTTATCCACATAGTATCTTACGAGAGAATAAATCATCAGTGATTTGCCTGATGCAGTGGG